ATGGACACGGCTCGATTGGATATTTTCAGCTTACACCAAAGTTTTTAGACCCGATTTTAAGACCGTTATATCCTGATTATACTAAACCTTACTCTAAAGACCATTTCTATGCTTTTGCTTACTTTATAAAATCTCTTCATAGCTCTAATCCATCCAACAAACTCTTCGTAACATATCAACGATACAACGGTGGAAACTGGGTATTGAAGGAATGTAAAAGAGCTGGTGTTTATGAATGGAGTAAATGTAAACAAGCTTGTATGCGTGGTAATGTTTGCGTACGGAAAGTCAACGGTGAATGTAAGCAATATAGAAGCGCGTGTGATATTAACTATTCATACTCTTTATTGATTTATAAATACGGACAAAAATATAAGAAAGGTATTGATTATTTTCAATTTTGGTGATATAGTATATGTATAATTTAACAAGGAGTTATCATGTATTTTAACATAACATCAATCAACGGCGAGCTTTCTTTACCTAAAGAAGAGCTTGAGACTTTTGCTTTAACTGTTTATAAAGAGTTGCAATCAGTATCTCAACCAAGGCGTAGTCGTGTTATAGACTATCTTTCAGAATTAAACGGCAACTCTTCAATACCTGAACCAGACGATAGCACTGGCAATTGGAGAACAAACATTAAATCTTCTATCTTTTTTCAAAAAACGTTATTTGCTTATTTATATTTAAGAGCGTTGCTTCATAAATCTACACAATCTCTTTTATCATTTGAAAGTAAGAAATATACTTATCTTCCATCAGCTTATAGAAAAATTTTTAATCTTGGGGTTTATAAAACTTCTTTATTCGATAAAATAGACAAAGCGTTATGGTATGGTATTTTATCTGGAGAGCTTGCTATATTGCTTGATGCTGATTACACTATTGATGAATGGGACGATGTAGAGTTTACTGTAATAGCTAAAGCTTTAAATCCTTTACAATACTACAAATCTTCTGATAACCAATTCTACGCATACGATGTATTCTTACCGATAGAAAAGATAAAAGGTTTATCTAAACTCTGGAAATATAAACCTGAAAAATTAGAAGTTTATAATCTTACTACTGATAAGGATAGGACTGATTATCTTATTACTTCAATGAGAGATAGAGCTACTTACGGCAAAATTACATACATCTTTGGACGTTATGTAAACTCTGAAGGTGAAGTTTCTTTACCGCTTAAGTTTACTATTTACAATGATAAATATTTAGTAGATGTAGAAAATATTTTACACGCAGATAAACAATTTCCAGTTATATCTATTTCTTTTTATTCTGACGAAATGCAATTATCTTACGCTGACTTAATCTGGGACTATTATAAAGAAGATAGCAGACTGACAAGAGCTATAATTGATAGAGCTATTCTTTCAACAACTATGGGATTTGAGATAAATACTTCAGCGCTTGCAACAAAAGATGAAGTGTTTACAGTAAAACCTTTTACAGTAATTAAGACAGTATCTGACACACCAGCAATTAAACCGTTTTCTATGGCGAGTTTTGACCCGAATGTTTTACCAGTAAGACAGTTAATCCTTCAAGAAGCACAAAACGTTTCAGCTTTGACTGAGTTTTTGATGGGGCAACCTACGAGTAAAGGTAGACCAACAGCTAAAGAGGTTGCTTTAAAAACTCAAATGACACAAAACATTATATCCACCATAATAAATAGAATTGAAGATGAATTTATAGCAAGAATATCGAGAAAGCTTATCTCTTTAATGTTCCAATATCATTTACAAGAAATTATTTCAGGAATACTTGATCCAACAGAGTTAAAAGAAATGAATGAGCTTATGAATAAAGCAATAATGGAAGATAGAGAGCCTTATTACTACTTAATTAAAGAGTTATATAAAGGCACAACAATCAGAGTTCAAGGGATGTCTGGTGTAATCAAACAAAAAGAAGAGCTTGAGAATATTCTTCAAGTAGTTGAGATGTCTGCTAATCTTGGATTAATCCCTTACTTAAACATGGTTGAGATATTTAAAAAAGTCTTCCAAATCCTTCAACTTGACGCAGAGCTTGTAAGAATACCTACTCCAGAAGAGCTACAAGCTATGGCTAAAGCACAAGCTGAAAAACAAAAAGTTTCTGACGAGTTATCAGCTTCAATATCAGAGCAATTTTTACAAGATAAAGAGATATTAACAGAATTAGCACGAGATCCACAAACATTGATGGCTTATATCCAAATGATAGCTAATGCTAAAGCATCTCAAGTACAAGGAGATAAAGATGGAAAAGTTAATAATAGCTAACATTGTTGTTATTATCTTTAATATAATCTTAATTGTTTTCTTGATTTATGAGCTTTTGAAATTAAAACGTGAATTTAACATAGTATTAACATTAGTCGAAAACTTTGAAAAAAGATTAAACGAGCTTTCGGAAGCGGTTAAGATTATAATTAAACTTAATTTAAATAAAACGAAGGGCGATAACGGCAAAGCAACACCTTTCAAACCTGAAGATTTAGAAAAAATAAAGGAGTATTTGAATGTTATTAACTGAGCCTGATTTCTTAACTGTAGAAGAAGCTTTTAGGAGAAAGGTTAAACATCCTGTTTTTGTTAAATACGGTGATACTATCATCGGCAAAAAAGTTGATGATGAAGTTTTCTTCAACTATTCTGCCGATGATAGTATTACTTTATTTATAAAAGACATGCTTAAAATATATAAAGCTAAAGTAATACAAGATAAATACAACTATAATAGACAAGCTTTTTTAACTATAACAGGGCAAAAAGTTTACTTTACACAAGACTTACCAACTTACAAAGGGCATATACATTATAGATTATTCCCTAATCTTTACACATCAGATTTTACTGATTTATCAGTTGCTTACAATGTTTTACAGATACTGGAAGGTAAAAGGACGGAAGCAGAAGTTAATAAAATTTATCAAGATATAGAGGAGCAGTATAGAAAATGAAAGCGTTAGTAATCGGCACTGGGATTGAGTTTTCACATGTTTTAGCTTTGGCTGAGGCGGGAGTTGAAACTTACTATTATACCGATTTTATTTCAACCTTTCCTTCATTTGACGATTTTGCATCAGGGCAAGGCTTTACTAATATAAAGAAAGTTCACAATCCGTTTTCATATATTGATAAAGTAGATTTAATAGCTAATTTTGATGTTCTTAACGGAGATTTGTTTGAGTTTTTGAAAAAGAAAGGCTACAAAACTTTCGGAGGCGGAGTATCAACAGAGTTAGAATTAAACAGAAGAGCTTTGAAATCTGCTTTAAATGTAGTTAAACTCCCTTCCCCTAACTATAGAATAGTTAAAGGTTATGATAATATACCAGTTCCAAGCGTAGTTAAACTTTCTATTTTTAGAGGCTCAATGGAGACTTTTATTCTTAAGAATGAAACACAAAAGAGAAATATTAAGACTAGGATTGAAATAGAGTTTGGGGCTTTTTTAAAAAATGTAGAGTTTGTAGTTGAAGATTTGATAGATTTAGATAAAAACTATGTAGAATGCGGTATTGATGCTTTTTTCGATGCAGACAAGGGCGGATTTATTTTTCCTTTATTGTTTGGTGTTGAATATAAAAAAGGTGTATATATAGGCAGAGTTATAAACAGTCTTGGAGAATTACCTAAACCTATTCAAGAAACAGTTTTAAAGTTATCTCAACTACTTATTAAAGCTGGTTATAGAGGTATGCTTTCAACTGAAGAGTTTTTAAACGTTCGGACAGGCAAGCATTACTTTTTAGATATAACCGTAAGAGGTGCTTATCCTTTATCTCTTGGTTATAGATATGCAATAGAGAATTTTAAAGATGTAGTGTTTAATAGCGTAGAGCCTAAGTTTAAAGGTAAGTATTATGTTGCCGTGCCATTTAATGTAGAAGAAACAAAAAATATGTATGTGAATGTAAAATATCCTGATAAAGATAAGAGATATAACTTCGAAGCGTTAATGAAAGTTAAAAATGATTATTACTTACCTAAAGCAGAGCAACCTTCAGGTGGTATAGTATGTGAAGTATTCAACACTTTAGATTTAAATAAAATTAAACAAACAATGTCTGATTTACTTAGCAATATAGAAGCTTACTCTTTAACTGATAAGTTGGAGCAGTTGGAGGACTGTTATAATGAGTTTATTAAACTCGGTAAGTAATCAGCTTGTAAAGAAAGATGAGATAGAGCAAGTAGTTAAAGAAAAAGCTGCTCTTAAACTATCACAAGAAGATGTAGTAAACTATGCTATACATAGACAAATCGAAGACTTAGAAACTGCAAGAAAAATATTACATCAAGCTTATATACAAGCAGAATTACTTTACAATGATGCGGAGTTGTTCGCTAAAGTAAAAAATCCAGCAAGGACTTTGGCGGATATACTAAAGACAAAAAATGAAATTGCAAGAGAGTTGATTTCTTTATCCAACGCTACTGATAAATTAAAACCAAAACAAGAACAAATTTCTACTCCTTTAATAAACATTAACATTACAACTCAAAAGTCGATTGAAGACTTCATAGAAGTGGAGGTTGAAGAATGAATGTAAATGATATAAAACTTGTCTCTTCACAAGATGAGTTATTTCCGAAATGTGCTAATACTGCTTGGAAGAGTAAGTTTTCCAACTCTTGGAAAGAGTGTGAAGTTTGGTCTGGAGATAAAAGATATTATTGTTTGACTGATAAAATAGCGCAAGTATATATTTTAGATGTAGATAACCTCACAACAAGCTCAACTTTCAAATTTCCTTTACCAGTTAAATCTTATGAGCCTGATTTATTTTTAAGCTATCGTAATAATCAAGCTAAAAGAAAAACTGAAGGTGTGAAAGGATATATAGTTGGAAACGAGTTTACAACAAAAGAAAATATACAAATTAAAGAATTAAAATTTTATTTAACTTCTGATGTTAAAGTTCCGCAATCTTATGTATTAAATAAGTTTAAGATAACAGCTACAAGCTTTTATATGCAGTTTCCTTTATTAATAGAAACATTAGCAAGAAAGGTATCAAGAGCTATTGCAGAGGCTAATGCTCCTTTATTAATAGAAGCATTAGCAAGAAAGGCATCAAAAGTTATTGCAGAAGCTAATATTCCTTTATTATTTGCTCATCATAAACAAGCTCCAGTTTGCAACTCTTGGAGAAGTTTTGATAAGTGGAGTATTGTTAACAATTGGAGAGATTTTTATTGCGGTCTATTATTAACAAGAGTATCAAGAGTTAATGCAGAAGCTAATGTCCCTGTATTAGGTAATGCAACTGTGCAAAGGCGTTGTGCTAATAGTAGTTTTTGGAGTAAATTTAATAATTGGAATAGTGTTAATAGGTGGAGTGATTTTTATTGCAATTAAGATATGGAGTTGACGTATGAATAAAAATTCTATAAATCTCTTAAATTTACCTATAACTAAAATTACTGGTGAGTTTGTAATATTAAACGAAAATAAAAATGTCATATTCCCGCAAATACTTCAAACATTTGAAGCATCATACTCTCTTAATGCTTTTAGTGTTTATGACGGTTTTTATTTAAATAATAAAATAATTTACGTATTTAACCAATACGGTGATAAGGTTTTGTATAATTTAAACAGCTTATATAATACGCCTAATTTCAAAGGCTTTTGTGTATTCGGGAATGTGTATTTTACGTTTTATCAAGATAAATGTTTAGTGATAGACACTAAGACAGACACAGTAAAAACAATTACTTTAACAATAGATAATGCCGTTCAAGGTATTGTTAAAGTAAAGCAGTTAACATCGCAACTTTTTGCTATAATAACAAACAATCCTACAACTATTCATTTATTTGGTTTAGATAGTGCAGGAGCTATAGCATCGGCTACTAACGGAAGCACAGTCAATATTAACTCATTTTCTTATGCTACATTTTCTAATCCTGTTCATAATATAGACTTAATATATTTTGACAACAAGCTTTATTTGCTTGGAGATGATTATACTGTTATTTTAAATATGGATATAAAAGATATTATTTACCTACAAACAATACAAACATTTAATTATAGATATACTCCGTTTGACGAATTCGAAAATGTTGGAATAAAATTTGTTAGAGAAACACAATCTTTTTATTTGTTTTATCATATGCTTTATAACAATTATATTTACATTACTAAAGATTTAAAAAATTATTATTTCGGAAGAGAAACTGTATTTTTAACTCCTGATATTTGTTTTAAATTAAATGAGTTTAAATTCTATTTAATTACTAAAATTTTACAAAGTGGGTTTCAATTAACAACAGACTATCACGAAATTACTTTCAGATTAAATTTACCTTATGTAGTTTTGAAATCAGCTGAGATAAACATACCTGAAGTTCAAACTGATACGCCCGATAGAGTAGCAACTATGACTATTGAAGCAAGATATGATAACGGTTATAATATTTGGAGTTATGGTGTTTTATATGATAAGAGCAATTACAGAATTTTAGTTCGTGGTGAAGAATTTGTAATCTCTCTTTATTCCACTAACGCGTTAAGAATTGAGGGGTTTAATCTTTGGGCGTAAGAATAATTCGAGGCGAAGCAAATAAGAAAGTGAAAGTAAATCAAGGTGTGGTAATATATATTAAACCAGATAATACAGTTCAAGGTGAATTAGTGTTAAATGAAAAAGTTATTGATACATCGCTTTTTTCTGCTATAATAATAGTGTCGGAGGTAGATAAAACATGGCAACAAATTTAACCATAGGTTTTGTAGACACAATATCATCTGTTTTTCCAACTTTGTCTGTTGCTTTAATCAGACAAGACGGGACAGAGTGTTCGGGTGGAGGTTATACAAGAAAACCTTTTGGAGCAACTAAAACATCTGAAGACGCTAATTACATTTACCTTTCTAATAACACCAACATAGCATTCCCGATTGCTACTGCAGATATAGCACCTACAAACAACCCTGTTGCAAAAGTTAGTTTATACAACGGCACAACTTTAATTGCTACTATTGATTTAGTATATCCAAAACCTTATCTAATTCAAGAAGAGATTATTATTCCAGCCGATGGATTAAAGATAAAGATACCAAAAACAAATACATAGGAGTAATGCTTGAGTATAGTTTTAACTGATAAACAAGCAGAGATATATAACACCTTCTTCAACAAACCTAATACAAGATGGGTGTTATCTGTCGGTGGTAAAGGTTCTGCTAAAACAACAGTATCTGTTATAATCTTACTTACTTTATTCTTTGATGAAAGATTTAAAAACTCGCAGATACTAATTGCAAGGGAAAGTTTAAGAGATTTGAAAAACACACTTGTTGCAGAGTTTAGAAAGAAATGCGCAGAAATCGGTGCAAAGCAGGATGAGGTGTTTATTGTTAAAGATGATTTACAGTATATAGAAAACTTAGTCACTGGCACTAAGATTTTCTATCTTTCTTTATCTGACAAAAACCAGCAATATCGCTCTGTTTTATCTTATGAGTTTAACGTTGTTATAATAGACGAGCTTGACCGTATTAGTGAAGAAGCTTTCGATGAAGTAGCGCAAAGGATGAGATTAAGAAGAGATTTTGAAAAAGGATTACTAAATTTAAACCCAGTGCCTGAAACACACTGGGTTTATCGTAAATTTGTAAAAAATAACTACCCACAGACTGAGATTATTAAGTCCTCTTCATATGATAACTTCATCAAAGTTAAAATCCCTGTTCATGTATTTACATCAAAAGCTAAACCTTATGTGTATGAAGATAAAGAGTATTATGTAATAAACAATACACGGTATGAAGTCATTGGTAGAGAAGGAGATTATATTCTTGCTAAACAGTTTAACTTATCTCATTCATTTTACGTAGAGATGGAGCATCGTAATTATGCTTTTAAAAGAGTTATGCTTTATGGAGAATGGGGTTCGGCTTATGTAGATAATGGTTTATACACTTCATCTTTCACTGAAGCTAATGTATTTAAAGGAGTAATAACACCTAAAGATTTACAATACTTTTATAAAGTTTACGCAGGCTTAGACTTTGGATTTAGAAGACCAGCATTTGTTTTACTTGCTGAAGATGAGTGGGGAAGGTTAATAGTCATAGACGAATTGCTTGGCGAAAACGTTTCTACTCTTCAATTTATTGACTTAGTAAGAAGACGCTTAAGAGAAAAATGGAGGCTTGATGCTTTACAAGTAGAATGGTATGGTGATATCGCTGGAAGACAAGCTTCACAATCTGATGGCATTTCTATTATAAGTAGAATTAGACAAGATTACAATATTGATGTAATCACGAATAAAGTGCCGATTATGGACAGTGTAGGACTGATTAGAGAATTGCTTGATAAAGATATCCGCAATCAGAAAGCTCTTCAAGTTTCACCTGATGCACCGATTAGCACTGCTGGTTTTTTAGGAGAGTTTAAAATGGATGATTACGGCAAACCTGTAAAAGACGGCTACTACGACCATATACATGATGCTTTAAGGTATGTGATATGGGGAGTTGCAAGACAAAGTAAATACAATAAATTTAAAGTTGTAGTTCCTGACTATTGACAAGTTTTATTTTTGAATTAAATTTCTAAAAGGGGGTTTTACAATGGACAACGAATTAGAGCAACTTTTAGAACAGTTAAAAGAGTTAACAAATGAGACGCAATCTCAATCTCAATCTCAAACACAAGCGCAGGATTATACTCAAACGCAAACACAACAGAATAACGCTTCGGTTGAAGAGCAGTTTCAAGCTTGGAAAGAAATCGGTATTATGAGATTTGCTTCAAAATATCAACACTTGCCGAAGTTTTCTCAAATCCTTTACATGGTTGTTCCGAGAGCGGACAAACAAGTTTTAGCTGATATTCAAGCAGGGAAAGTTAAAGATGAATATCTCGAGTATTTAGAAGAAGCTTACAACCAAGTAATAAAAGAAATTGCTTCATTCTCAAAAGAGCTTTTATCTACACAACAAATTAACAGACAGCAACCTAACCAACCACAAACTCAAACTCCTTCATACGATATGAATAATTATTACAATGACTATAAAAAATATCTTGAAGATATAACGGTTAAGGATGTAGCTATTATTGAATTTAGAGATGGTTTATTGGATGACAACGGCAAAGTAAGAGCCGTTGGAATACCTAAAGCAAGTTTAGGCGAAAGAATTAAACTTCATACCGAAAACTAATTTAATGGAGGTTAGATAACAATGGCAGTTTTTTGGAGTACAGTAGCAACACCAACACAATCATCATTCACTTCTGAAGTATTTTTGGATACTGGAGATGCTTCACCAATCACAAGAGCTGAAATGTCTAAGGAGATTATGAAGAAGGTAATGCCTGAAGCGACGTTTAGAAAGTTTGTGTCTAAGTTTACAGACTTCGGACAAAACAAAGCTTCTTACTTCATTATGGTAAAGAGAAACACAAGAGGTGATGACACACTATGGACAGGTAATCTTGGCGAGTTTGACCCATTACCAGAGCAATCAATGAGCTGGAAACAATTTGACGTGCAAGTAGATGAGCGTGGTATGAAAATGCCGTTTACTGAAAGAGCAAGAACATTTGCAAAATTTGACATTGTAGCTGAAGTAAGAGAGCAAATATCAGACAGCATTGTTGCTTCAATCGAAAGAGATTTAGTTGTAAACGCGTTTGGTTATCTTGATGTATTAGGAATAAACACAGCTACTGGCTTAACAGTTCAAACAGGTAAAACAGTATTACCAACTAAAATATTCTCAAACAACACTACTCCTATAACAGTGACTAAAGTTGACTTAACAACAACACCACCAACATTTGCACCGTTAACTATGAATACAATTCTATCTTTCGCTAAAGCACTACAAGACTTATACACTCCTTCATACAATGGCAACGGCTTCGGAGATTATCTTATAATCCTTAACAAACAAGCTGAAAATGAATTATTACAAGACCCAACATTCTTTAATGCGGTGACAAGATTTCAAGATAAAGAAAAACTTTACACTGGATATATTGGTTCATTCTATGGACAAGAGTTTGTGCTTGATAAAGGAAAATGGATAGATAGATTTATCTGCACAGCGCAATCTACTTTAAACGGTAAAGCAGTAGCTATATTCTTATCTAAAGATGCAGTTAGAGAAGCTATTATAAAACCAGAGCAAGTATTACCTATGGAAAAGGCTGACTTTGGAAGATATATGGCAATAGCTGTAAACACTTACAGAGGCGAAACTCCAACTTGGTTTAGTGTTGAAGGACAACCAGCGGGCGGTATTTTAATCGGAGCTTAATCCATGACTAATCAAGAGTTCATAGATTTTGTCATACGGGATAAAAAAGTCCCGTATGACGATACTATGCTTACTCAAATATGGAATTATTTTAAAATAGCAATACAAGACTTGGAAACAAGAATTGATTTTGCTTACAATCATAAAACAACTTTATTTTCTGTTTTAAAAGGTAATCATTTTATCGCTATTCCTGATAATGTAAAATATATCAAAACTGTTTTTGATAAAAAACATAAACAAGAGTTGGTCGGTGATAAAGATACAAAAGCTTTTTACTTAATGTTTGACACAACAGCTAAAGGATATCCTAACAGATATTACTACGATGCAACAGATAAAAAGCTTTTCTTTTCTTGTTCTCTTATTGACAACAATGATTACATAATTGATTACTATGTATATACTTACAACGATAACATACTAACATCTCCAACAGCAACTCATCCTTTATTGAATGAAAATTTTGAGTTGCTTAATCTGACTATAGGCTTACTTATAGAAAGATTTTACTCTGCAGATTTCAATATTGAAGCTAAGTTAAAAGAATACATGGAAGTTAATGAGAGAGCAAGACAAGAAAGGCGTGAGTACAGTAAGACTTTAATCAGAATTGATAATCCGAGGTATTAGATATGAAATTTGGTAAAATTTTCAAAGGTGTTAGTAAATCTATAGGTAAAGTTGCGGGCGGTGCAGCTTTAGGGTTTATAAACTCTGGCGGTAATCCTTTAGGTGCGATTATAGGAGGTTTAGGCGGAGCGTTGTCTGGAGGCGGTGGTGGAGGTGGTGGCGGTGGAGGTGGTGGCGGGGGTAATGTTGGTGTTTATATTCCACCTACCGTTCAAGAAGCATACAACATAATTAAAGGATTAGAAGGACAGGTTGGGAATATTGCTTCAACTCAGTATCGTATACAAAAACCCTACTTAGACGAAGCTTTACAAACATTTAGACAATTCCCTACTACAATAAATCAAATATTTAACGACACTGAAAATAGAGTTGCACATAGATATGCAAGCTTATTTGACAATATACAAAATCAAATGAATAACCAATGGAGTAAATCCGCTTTAGGCTTATCTGCTTTAGGTATGTATAACACTCCTGCTACACAGCTAACTCAAGCAGATATAGTAAGTGATTTATTCGGAAGAGTAGCTGAAGAAAAAACTCAAGCTTTAAACAATTTAGATATAAATAAAATGAGTAGCTTTATTGATTACTACAGCAAAGCACCGCGATTATTAACTTCATTTGGAGAAGTTTATGCAGACTTAGACCCAGAGATGCGTAAATATCAAACACAATTACAATTAGCGGGAATATTAAACGGATTAAATACATTTATATACCCACAACAAAGCGCTTCAGCTAAAATAGGAGAAATGATAAACAAAGCATTAGAGAAGCATAGTGGAGATTTACCTTCTTGGGATAAAGTAAAAAGTGGTATTAGTAGTATAGGTAATGCTATCGGCAGGATTTTCGGCAGAAGAGGCTCTTCAGTTTCTTTCTCTGTACCAACTCCGAGTTATGGTTTTGCTAATGCTTTTAATAACGCATTTAAAATTCCTAAGATATTTTAAAGGAGTAAAACCATGTCGATAACAGTATTAAATCCAGCAGGCTTTACAGAGTTAAGTAAATATACAGGAAATCCTTTCTTAGATGTAATGATTGATTTAGAAGGTGTGTTTAATACTTTAGCTCTTTATCAAAAGTCTAAACCTTATATAGATAAATACTCTGATACATCTCTTTCTGATTTAAGAGATAAAATCAAAGCAAACTTACCTGAAGTTGTTAATGAAGACGGTAGCATTAACTTTGTAAAGCTTGAAGAATTGGCAAATCAAGGCAATGCAATGGCTGAAACAATACTTGGAATAAGAAATCAAAGAGAGCACTTTGCTAATGCTACACTCGGAGAAAAGCTTGCAACTCTTTATAACCCTGAAAAAGCTAATGCAATGACGCAGGTGCTATCAGGAGCGCTTATAACAAAGCAAGCAAAAGTTATGAAGCATCTTAAAGATGTAGAAGCCGCAATTAAAAAACTCGGGCTTCCGCAAGAATTAGAAACAATCTTTTTAGCAAATAAAGAGAAGATAGCAGGAGACCCAAACATGATTTCTGCTCTCTTAAACTACTTTACTTTAAGACAAAAACAACCGAATAATAATCCTGATGTTAACTTAACTACAGACCAACAAGCTAACAATAGCTTTTATCAACCACAGCAAATACAAAGCATAGAAGATATATTTAATAAACAAAGCGAAGATATAATTAATAAAATAAATGAGGTCATATCTAAAACACAAAAAACTAAGAAAGTCTCTACTAAAAAACAAGATAAATTAGACACTGTTTTAAGAAAAAGTAAATCAACTAAATCACAACAAGCTTCTTCTCCTTTAACAAAACAAACACAACAATCTTTGAATTCTGGCATTATATTTCCTTGGCAAAATGTAAACATGCCGATATTACCTTTCGAAGGTTTATTACCAAAAACAACTAAATTATGGTAAGGTGAAACTATGTGGGGAGCGTTATTAAGGGGTTTATCTTTCTTACCAACAGCAGGAAAAGGCGCAATAAAATGGGCAAAAAAACATCCGATACTTACTACAATAGGGCTGGGCACAGCAGGAACTATTGCTTTATCTGGTAAAGATACACAACAACAAGCACAGGAACAGCAAGCACAGCAACAACCACAACAGCAACAACCACAACAGCAACAACAGAAACAACAGAAACAACCGCAACAACAGCAACAATCCGAAATTCCTCAATTACCTCCACTTGAACAAATACTACCGCAATTCGAACAAATGCAAACTTCTTTACCGCTACAAGGTTATAATGTGAATTTGGAAGATAACCAAGGATTACAACAAATACAAAATCAAATACTTTCACTATTCCAAGATTTAGATAAATATAGAGTAATGTATGAAGAGACAGCACAAAAATATACACAAGCTAATGAAGAGTATGAGAAACAACTCCTCGGTATATTGCCTACCATTCCTTTACTACTTACTAAAACTCCTTTAAACAATATGACTAACGAAGATTTACTATCACATACAAACACTTTATTTAGCTCTATGCCTTATAGCACAGCTCTACAAAGTGTTGATAAATTAATGAAAGGTTATTATTTAGCAAAAATGAATGGAGTTGACCCAAGCTCTTTATCTACTATAGACTTAGTAGAAATTGCTGAAAACCCTGTGTTAGCTAAATCTGTAGATGAGAATTTAGCTAACTTTTTGACACAAATAGGAGAAGTTATAAAATACAAGATAAAGAGTAATATGGATAAAGTTGGAGCATTAAAAGACCAATATCAAAATGTATTGAAAGAATTGGAAGAAAAAGGTAAGCTATATAAAAGTTTAATTGATGCTTTCAAGTTTGAAGCAAAACTTAATTTTGATATAAATAAATTTAATGAAACAATGAGATATAAATGGGCAGAACACGAAGCGAAACAAGACTACCGAAACAAATCATTAGCTTTGAGACGAGAAAGTTTAAACTTAAGAAAACAAAAACAAAACGCACAAGAAACTGATGTAGACAAACTTTTTAAATAAAATAAGGTGGTAGATAAATGGGTATATTAGAAAAAGTAAACGAAGGAGTGGAGTTTATAGCAAGTATTCCTACAGAGATAGCGGATACAGCCTATAGTCTGGCAAATACTATCTACTATACAGCTACAGGTAAAACTCTTGGAAAACCGCTTCATTCAAAAGTGCTTGTTAATGATATAACAACAAAACTTACAGGAAGAAAAGTTTTTAAAAATATTCCTACAGAAAAAGAGTTGCAAAATCCAGATAAAGCAAAAGAGTATTTTTCGAAAGCTGTTAAAAATAATAACAAAGAGCTTTTAGAAATAGTTTTGCGAAAATCAACAGAAAATCCTATTACTGCTGAAGCTGTTTTAAAATCTGCTGATGATGATGTTTATAATAGAGTTATTGCTATATATAACAACAAAGCAAATACTGAAGACGGTGTAGTGTTAGCGAGAGAGTTATCTCTTTTATCTGAATTAGCGAAAAATCCTGAAATTAGACAAAAGCTTCCTAAATCAGTTAAGTTTATTGAAAAGTTAAATAACAACAACTTTTTTAAAGAACATCCAGAGCTATTACATGTAAAAGAAACAATAGAAAGATATCACACTGTTAATAAAACACTTGATTATATTAACTTACTTTCTGTAGCTACTTTCGGAGCGGGTAAAATTGGAGCAAAAGTTTTCAAAACTCCTTTAATGAAGGCTGTGTCTCATGTTATAGCTGGTGCAAGTGCAGGAACGCCAATCATTACAGGTGTTTATAAAGCATCTGTAAATCATGAAAGCTTATCTCAAGCAGTATCTCCAATTGATGTTTTAATGATTGGGGATGTTATAAGGAGCGGTAAAGACATCCTTAAAACAAAAGAAGCTATCGCTACATATGAAATCTACAATCAAATGAAAAATCCAACCTTTAATCCAACCGAACATTTACTAACATACCTATCTAAGAAACATGATTTAACAGATAAAGAATTAGAAGATTTTAAACTTGCTGTTATGCAATCTGAAAGAGATGAGTTTAAAAATTCCGAGACATTCTACAACGCTTTATCGAAAAACGTAGGAGAAAAATACACATCCATTCTTAAAAAGACAATATCAAGAAAGAGCTTCGAAGATGATTTAGTAAAATATCATAATCAAATAGTTGAAGCTTTCTTAAATCATGAACCTTTAAAAGAATATTTTATAAAAACTTATAATAAAAACGGTAAAATTAAAATTGAAGATATAAACAAAGTTGAGGAAGATTTATTTAAAATGTCAAAGACTGACCCCGTGATTGCTAACTTTATGAAATTTAACAGGCAAAATAAATTGATTGGAGAATTGATACAAGCAATAGAACACGGTAATAAAGAAGTAGCGGTAAGCATTATGAGACCTGTTGCTATAGGTAAAGATGATACTCCAGCAATCGAAGATAGAGTGATTGAGTTAACAAGACCGCTTAAATCTATTATCGATGAGTTAGAAACTGAATTTTCAAAAAATGCAGTTATATCAATTACTTATAATAATAAACAAGGTGAAACAATTTCCAGAACAATAAAAGGTTTTTATGCTCCTTCTAATGATGAGTTTAGAATTCTGCATGGGAAGTTTAAGGTTTTAAAAGGCGGAGATGATTGGGAAGAAATAGAAGATACTTTTACTATTCCTTTATCAAGAACACACGAAATTGAAACTACACTAAAAGAAATTGCTAAAGAAAGAGGTTATATTGATATAAAACCTGTAGAAAATGCGGTAGAGTATATTAAACCTTCTACTAATATATTCCCGTTTAAACTTACAAGCTTAGCAAATAAATTATTAAAATTAGAAAACACACTCTTAAAAAATAATCAAAAAATAAAAGATAAAGAAGTAGAGGAGTTTAGAAAGCTTGTAGAAGAAGCTTACGAACACGGTTATCTCCCACCTGTCATTAGACAAAAAGTAGGTGAAAAAGAGATAGATTTGGTAGCCACTTTAGACTATTATTTACAACTCAAACCACAAGAAGTTTTTAAAGTTATAAAAAGCAATATCATACAGCATACAAAAGATATATTGTCAAGAAATAAAGAAACATCAAGAATGTTTAAAGAAGTAGTTTACGACGAAAGCGAAGCGTTGCTTAAGCTTGTTAAGAATGAGTTGGGCGAATATCAAGATATGATAAAAGGAATGAAACAAGATGTTAAAGAGATGGGGAAAGATATATTAGATAAAACAAAATCATTTGTTAAAGAAGACACCAAACTTAATAAAGAATTATTGGAAGCTGTTAATGTTTATGTTAAAGATGTTGTTGGTAATTTAAAACAAGTAAATAACTCTGTTAAAAATATTAAAAGTAAAATCAAGGAGTATGTAAAAGAAGAAGGAGGAGGTTTATCAAAATATGTAAATCACGAGCTCGGTAGAATTGATAACATGTTTAGATTAAATCAAGAACTTAGTAAAATCGAAGATTTAGCAGAACAAATTAGAAAAAGACAGTTTAAAGAGTTGTATAAAGTGTTTAAAAAAGAATTAAAAGATATGAAAGTAAGTGTGAAAGGTTATAGACAAATAGGTGAAGATGTTTTATCAGATATCAATAACATAGATAAAGAGTTAAAAAATACTTATTCAGAAATAAAAAACTCTGTAGCTAATGTAAAGGAATTGCTTAAAACAGCTCAAGAGGTTTCAAAAATAAATAAAACTGATTTAATAAAAAATATAGAAACAGATTTAAAACTTATAGATGAAAGCTTGTTGAATTTAGATACAACAGATTTATATACTTCAATTAAAGGCTTCTTCGAAACAGCTAAAGAACGTTATCAAGACTATGCTTTACAAACAGAGAAAATAGAAAGTAAAATTAAAGACTTAAGCGAATTGGCTAAAGCTTTAGCTTCTGCAGAAAGAGTAAGTTTAAGAGATAACATCAAGCTTACAGACTTGATAGATAAATCTGCTTTAAGAATAGATGCAGTAGCTAATACTGTTAAGAAGATAGCTACTACACCTTACTATGAAATGAGAAGACAAGGTAGCGGTTTTGCAACAACTTTTGATAGTTATGATGATTTTAAAACTTACGCTTCATTAAAGTATTTAGCTCCTACTTTTAAACATTTAAAATCTACTATATTTTTACACAAATTTGTGGATGAGTTAGAAGAGTTAGAAAAAAGAAATCCGCACGGTTTAAATCCTACTCAAAGTCTTGTAAAAGATTTCTTAAATCTATATCTACATAAAGGTTTAGGAGATGTTGCAAAAGCTCAAAGAATACTCGGAAATTTAATAACTCTTCTTAATCCGTCCGTAGCTCTTGGAAACTTTGCTGCTAGCTTCCAAATTTTACATTCTTTATTCCCAAGTTTAGACATTATGAAAATCGGTGAAATAAAAAATGTTTGGAATAAAGAATTTAGAAGGATGCTATTCTCTGAGGGGCTTTATAAATACAACATACTTAATCCGTTTTATGTAGGAGTTGAAACAATATTAAAATCTCATGTATTAACTAATTTGAAAAATGATGAAATATTTAACAAAGTAATTTTAGACTATGCTAAACATACTGGAATACAAGATGAGACAATTTTAGAAAGTATTAAAGCTTATTATCTTGATAGAAGAGAAGAGTTTGCGGACGATATTATAAACTATATCTCTGGTGTAGATGTCGGCGCTTTACAGGTATGGGCTGTTAAGTTCGGTAAAATCGGTGAAATGGTAATGCCATGGTATAGATTTATTTTTACCCCATTTTCATTAGCTGTTGAAACAATAAAGAATTTTAGAAATATGCCAGAGTATATTCAACGTTATGGCGTTGGTAAAACAATCGGTAAAACGTTAGCTTTTTCTACCTTTTCAGCAATAGCGTTAGGCTCTCAAGCTGTGCCAATTATGGCTCCAGTTGAAACTACTTATTCTTTATCTAAAACATTTGTTAACTTACTTGCTACAATATTTGGTGAAGATGATGTATTTACAGATAGAAACTTTGCGCAATTAGTGTTAAGAGAATTGGATTATAATGTATTAAAGACAGGATTACTTGACCCAAACGAAAGAGTTAATTTTTATACAAGCTTTGGCTCTGCTTTACTTCAAGCAATAGCAGGCGCAGAAGCTCAAAGCTGGGATACAAATCCTTTCATACACAGTTTAAAAGTTGGGTTAGATTTTATCTCTAAGATAGGTGCAAGCGGTGTTATATCCCCAACTTCAGGCTCTTACGTTGCCGATATTCCTGCTCCTGCTTTCTCCTTAATTCAAAACATCGTTAAGAAAACAATGTTTGTAAATGATGAACAAACAAAAGCTACACAAACTGCGCTTGCTTTAATTCAGTCTATACCTATAACTAACAACCTTTACAAAGAAGTAGCAGGCAGAACACTCGTTAAAGGTGTGGGGGAAAGCGGAAAAGAAGTGATATGGCAATCTTCACTACCGCAAGAGCTGTTATCAAAAGAAGGGCAAGGCTTACTCGGTTTAGCTCATTTAGTCGGATTTATGATATTGAATGCTGATACAATCTTTAATGGAGCTGAAATACAAAAAGCTATGCAGCTATTTAAATATGAATTAGCTACTGATGAAGAGAAAAAGAAAATGTTTAGCCCTGTAAAAAATCCGCCAGGAACTGATTATTATAAACCCCTTAACTTCAAAGATTATAATGTATTCAGAAATAAACCAGAAGATATAATAGCTACTCTTAAATATATTCCAGAAGAAGATTTACCGAAAGTTAAAACAAGAGCTGATGATTTGATTATTACAAATATTAAAAAGTTAGCTAAGCTTGTAGAAGAAAGTAAAGGCACAAGTAAAGAAATAGAGGAGATTAAACATAGATATGAAGCTTTACAAAACTATATTATAGTAGCAGATTATTTAGATTGGGATAAAATATCGAATGATGAAATTGATACAACATTAGATAAAATGAAAGAGTTGCATCAAAGAGCATATAAAGTCTTGAAATTGAAAGGAATTGACGTAGATTATAAAGAGATAATTAGAAGTAAAAGAAAGCTATCAGGAAGTAGATAAATTGGATTTACATAGCTTACTTACCTTCTTAAGTGTGGTGCAGATTGTAGCTACTCTTATCCTTATTCCAGTGATAAAATTTATCTTAGACACTAAGGTACAAATGGAAAAAGAAAAGATTTTGATAGAAATGATTTTGAAAGAGGTAGAAGAAATTAAACAAAAAATTAAAGGAGTTGGAAAATGACATCTAAAAAAGTTATTGAAATTGATAAAGGTGCTTATAAGCTTTTAGTTGAAGTAGAAGTTAATGATTTAACTACAGAATTGCCAGAGATTGGTGAAGGGGTGGCTAACACAATAGCTGAAGCTGTTGAGAGACATACAGAGCAAAGTAAAAAGAAAAAGAAAGATTAATCCCACTCCCGAACTTGAATAACACTACCGTCAGGTAGTGTTTTTATATGAAATACATACACTGTAAAACCTCTACTCAACCAGCCTAAGACCTTGGCTTGGTTGAGTGAAAGTTTGTTGTTATCTAGTTTTACTTCAACGAAAGCAGGCTTCAATATCTCATTATAAGGATGTTTATAACTAACAACTATAAAGTCAGGGAAGCCTCTGATTATTGGTGTATACAGTTTTACGGCTTCGTCAAAAATGTAATCTTTTAAGAACTTATACGTTGTTTTTTCCTTATCAAATTTTTTATTTACAGATATTTCACAAATCTTCTTCATCTTGAACATCCTCCATAACTAAATCTACATCAACTTTTCTTTTCTTAACATTCTTAAAAAGCTTTTTGTAGCAACGCTCGCATAAATCAAATTGATATCTGTCTTTACCTTTCATAACATCAATAAAAACAATTTCGTCAGGTGTGGTAAGAGACTTGCATAAATCACAAACATACATTAGCATGCTCCACCTCCTTTTCCCAAATTTCTTTTATCAAATCTAACTCTTCATTTGATATAAGCTTAAGCCCTGTTTGTTTTTCTGCTTCTAATAACTTTTCTAATAAAACCTTTCTAAACTCTAAAGTAAAACCACCTTTTACTAATTTACCTTTTCTAATTTTATCTCTTCTTAATTCAGGTTTTTAGAATTTTCTAATAAAAATTTTCTATACTCTGCTAAAGGCTTTAACCAATCTTCGCCGTTTTCAATTAAAGAACTTAATGATTTTTCTTTTTCAACAACCGTGCAAGTCCAACAACCAAATCTGCTATTACCGCAAGAACTGCTTTCTGAACCTTCCTTTAACTCAACAATAACAGGGCATTCACCCGCATTTGCTTGTTTGTATAAATTAAACAACTCTCTATTGTTTACACCAAAAGGTGAAGGATTTTTAAGTAAATATTCCCGAACATCTTCTACACTCCAATCTCTAATAACAGGATAAATCAAAGCCCCTTTTAAAGAGTAATGTTTAAGGAATAAGCTATTGTCTATAGAAACTTCTTTTATAGTCTTGCTTCTATTTTTACTCTCTGATGAACGCACTCCTAACACTATAATAACTTCTCCGTGCTTTGAGATTTTATCTTTTACAAATTTATTAGTAGGTCTAATCTTTAATCTATCAGTGCACCACCTAAACTTTCTTGTCGGTGCAGTATAGCCTTTTCCTATAACACAAACCCAAAATGTTTCCTTTAACTCAGGCACTACTTTCTCAACATAGAAAGGCAAACCTTCTCTTTCCGCTGTCTCTTTTATTTTCTCTAACGTTTTATCTAAGTAATTAACTACTTTAGGAATTTCTACAAGCGTGTCTGAAGATATGATATATACAGGATTAGTAAGCTTGTCTTTAATCTGGGATAAAGCCTCCCAAACTAATTGCAATGATGCTGTGCTATCTTTACCGCCACTAAAACCAATAACAAACGGCTTATTTTGAGATAAATAAACTTCTTGAATTTCTTGATACTTTTGCTTTAAATTCATTTTACACCTCCTAAGCTTTTGCTATAGATTTTATTACATCTGGTTGCTCTACTTCAAGTCTAAAATATTTTACAGGAATTCTTGCTTTATCGCATAACAAATCCCAAGCTTGCTCCATCTCTTGTTTTAAAGCATTAGCTATATCGTTAGCTTCTTCTTTATAGCATTCAATTATAATTTCATCATGTATAACATTTGCTATATCTAATGAAGAATATTTTTGTTTTAGATTGATTAGAGTTTGCTTTAAAAGCTCAGCTCCGCTTCCTTGTATCTGTAAGTTTAAAGCTTCGTTGTAAGATTGTGTTTTATATTTTCTACCGAGTATAGTCGTGTTTTCATAAAACTTTGAAGAGTATAAAACATTTTTAACTTGCTGATGCTTTCTTGCTATCATTGGATAAGTCTCAAGCCATTTATGTTTGATGTATTCTCCTTCATCTTCCGATAAAGCAATGCCTGAATTTATGTAAACAT